GAAGGCCGAGCAGGAGAAGAAAAAAGCTTCTGCCACGGTAAAGGTCGGCGGCAAAGACGTGTCAGTCGAAGAACTGGTCAACAGCTACCAGAAGCTCAACGCCAAAAAGAACTCGGATGACGAGGACAAAAAAGGCGACGATGACGAGAAGGATAACGCTGAGGACGACGAAGAAAAAGACAACGCCGACAGCGAAGATGAGGACGACGAAAAGGACAACGCTGAAGATGAGGACGACAAGGAGGCCAAAAACTCCAAAGCCGACCACTTCAAGGAAATTTCAAACGCCGGTCGCAAGGCATCAACCGCCAAGCCTCGTCGTATGGAATCCACGCAGTCCAAGCTACAGCGCGGCAAGTCGAAGTATGGCGCGGTAAGCTCCACCCAACACTAATCCCTCAAATCCTTAGGAAGGAATTAAGCTATGACTACATCACCTAACCAGTTTCGTCAGTCCACGGATGTCGGGTACCTCGACCTCCAGACCGGCCTGAACAACGTCCTGTCCTGCGTCCACAAGAATGGCGAATCTGTCGCTCTTGTTCCGGGTCAGGCTGTTAAGATCGTTGACAGCGCCACCCCGATCCCTGCTGTTGAGGCCACCGATGCCGACACAGAAATCCCGTTCGGCTTCGTCGTTCGCAACCTGAAGGACGAAGATGTTCCTGCTGATGCCACCCTCGAAGTGGCGCGCGTAGGAACGATCATGTTCATGAAGGCAGGCGCTGCCATCGCTCGTGGCGCTGCTGTCGCTTATGACTTGGCAACGAACAAGGTCATCACCCGCGCGACGACTGACGCACAGGTGGGTATCGCCCTCGATAAGGCTGCCGCTGATAACGCGATCATCCGGGTTATTATCGAGCCAGCTGCTGCACCGCTGACTTTGGACGGCCTGTCAGATGTGACGCTCACATCACCGTCAAACACAGAAGTGCTGAAATTCAACGGCACCATCTGGGTAAACGCGGCAGACGCAACCTAATCTCACCTTTGTTCCATAGAAAGGAACCACTGAAATGTCTAAGTTTGAAGTACTCAATTCCAAGGGAGAACCGGTGCGCCTGAACGCTCAAGAGGCGTATGTCGCAAAAAACCTCCAGAAACAATTCGACAACCTCAAGCCCGGTCTGCCCGGCTACGAAAAGCACAACGCCTTAGCTTATGAAATCGACATCACGAGCCTGACGCAGCTGCTTAAGTCCGTGACGGAGCAGAAATTCTACGAAATCAATTTCGCGGAATATCTGCCGGTCGTCGTTGGCGAAGGCGCATGGTCAAGCCAGCTGGTGAAATATCGTTCATTCGATGCCGCTGACAACTTCGAAACAGGCGTGCTGAACACTGGCGCAAACCATGCCAAGCTGGCATCCGTTGACGCTGCTGTTGATGCCGTCTACACGCCGGTCGTCAACTGGGCGAAGGAAATCACCTACAGCATTATCGATCTGATGCAGGCTTCCCGCTCCGGTAACTGGGATCTGGTTTCCTCGAAAGAGAAAGCCCGCTACCGCAACTGGAACCTTGGCTTGCAGCAAATCGCATTCTGGGGTTCTGGCGTGAATCCTGCCGTTAAAGGCCTCCTGACAATGACAGGCGTGAACGCAAACACAGCCGTTATTCAGGAGCTGATCAGCGGCATGACGGCAGCTGAGTTCAACACCTTCGTTTCGACAATCATCGAAGCCTACCGCGCAAACGGTCAGCGTACAGTGATGCCGACACACTTCATCATCCCTGAAAGCGACTATAACGGCCTGATCAGCTTCCCTGACGCGACCTACCCGCTGAAGACAAAGCTGGCCTTGCTGGAAGAGGCTTTCAAAACCATCACGCGCAATCCTAACTTCAAAATCCTGCCTTGCGCGTATGCCGTCCAGTCCATCAACGCAGCCATTACGGGCCTGAATAAAAACCGTTACACGCTGCTGAACTACGACGAAGACAGCGTGCGCATGGATATTCCGGTGGATTACACGAACACCATGCAGAACACTCTGAATGGCTTCAGCTTCCAAAACGTAGGTTACGGCCAGTTCTCTGGCGCGGTCGCCTACCGTCCTCTGGAAGTGCTGTACTTCGACTGGAACGCCTAATTTCTAAACGACTTAAGGAGATTGAAATTGTCTAAGACAACACTTTTTAACAAGAGCGAGCGCACATTTCAGACGGCTGAAGGCGACCTCCTGCCCCACGGGCAGCTGGCGGTTTCGGAGAAGCTGAGTGAGCGCTTGCTCAAACTCTACCCTGACGAGCTGACACTGGCAGATGCAGCGAAAGCTGCGGGCCTGACGGAAAAAGCTGCCGAGGAAAAGGTAGAGGAAGAAACCGAAGATGACGGCGAGGGCGATGGAACGGATGAAACCGTTTTAGACCTCAAACCGCTGACAAAGGCACAGCTTGCGGAGTACCTGACCGAGCATGGCATCGCCTTTGAAACTGACGCTAACAAGACCCGCCTGCTGGAGCTGGCAACAGCACATCAGGATGCAGCGAAAGCTGCGGGCCTGTAGGAAATAGGGGGAATCGCGGTGGATTTAGATACGATTACAGTCGCAGACTTTAAAGCGTATTTTCGCCGCGATTTCCCTTACCTACCGACATACGACGACACCAAGCTCTACAACGCTGGCGCGCGCGTCTATTTCCCCGATACAGAATTGTTCTACGACTGCACAGAAAACGGGACGACTGACATCCCGCCAGATTATGTGCCAACCCCTCCCGCCGAGTCCCCGTGGACGATTGTTGCCGACGACATCGACAATTACATCCTTGACGAGGACATCACCAAGGCATTCGGCGAGGCGCAATTCAACCTCAATCAGTCCCTGTTCGATAGCGATGCCCAAATCCGCATTGGCTATTATTACCTGACGGCCATGTACCTCGTGCACGACATCAGGGCCGGTCAGCGCGGTATATCCGCGGCACCGGCTTTCAATGTCACATCCCGGTCGGTCGGCAACGTGTCCGAGTCCTATGGCATCCCGGAGGCATACCTCCAGAATCCCATATTCCAGATTTACACCCAGTCGCCATACGGCCTTAAATATCTCAGCCTTGTCCTCCCATACCTTGTCGGAAATATCGGCGCGGTCTGTGGAGCGACCCACGCATGAAGCAGACCAAAATCACCTATAACCTCGATGGCCTGAATGATCTGGTAAAGCAGATGGGGGAAACATGGGTGACTCGGGTCGGCATCATCGGCGGTCACAATGCCCGCGAAGGGGATTTCGGCAACGCTGACATCGGCTGCATCCACGAGCTGGGCAGTCTTTCAAACAATATCCCGCCCCGCAGCTTCCTCCGCATGCCCCTCGAATTGAAGCGTCAAGACCTGATGTCTGCATTTTCCAGCGCTGGCGCAAAGGATGCTCTGTCCCGAGGGGAATACAAGAAGGTCTTTGAAATCCTCGGTATTAAGGCGGAGGAGATCGTACAGGCCGCGTTTTCCTCCGGGGGCTTCGGACAGTGGCCAGCCCTAAAGCCAGCCACGGCCCGCGCCAAGGGCAGCAGCGCCATCCTAATTGACACGAGTGAGCTGCGGCGTGCACAATCGAGTGACGTGGTGAAACGGAGCGATCTTTGATGGCAAAAGCAAAGAAAATAGAAAACAGCAATCTGGTCGCCATTCGCTGCCCCGGCTGCGATGAATTCCACACCCTGAATATCGAGGCCGGTGACGGTCGCCCCTGCTGGGGGTTTAACGGGGACTTTGAAAAGCCCACGTTCACGCCCTCCCTGCTGGTCAGACGAGGCCATTTTGTACCGGGACACGATAATGGTAAATGTTGGTGCCATTACAAGGAGCAGCATGGCGAAGATGCTCCATTCTCCTGTGGCGTTTGCCATTCATTCATCAGGAACGGGGAAATTCAATTCCTGACGGATTGCACGCACAAGCTGGCCGGGAAAACCGTCCCGCTGGAGGACATCGATGCCGCCGAAGCCCCTTAACCAGATTTCCGGCATGCCACAGATGAGCGCAGCCTTCGCGGGCTGGACGACAAGGCTTGTCCTCAAAACAGTCACCCAGACCGTTGTTGACGGCTTTGTGCAGGATGCCACGACCGACCTGAACGTCCTCGGCACATGGCAGCCCCTTTCCCCTGATGAAATCGCCCTGAAGCCGGACGGGCAGCGCTCGTGGGCGTGGTATGATCTGCACATCGAGGGCAGCGTCCTTCTGTTTGCCACCAACGACCGGGTTATTTATAACGACCTGAAATATAAGATCATGGCGGTAAAGGATTACACCCTGAACAATTACGCCGAGTACCACCTTGTCCTCGATTATCAAGCTGCGGAGGCATAATGGACACCCTAGCCGAGCAGATCATCGTCGATATTATCGCCCACGAAATGAGCATCAACGCTGCCCGTAATATCTGGGTGCGCGACCAGAACCGCAAGATACCGGATGATGACCAGCTCTATATCATCGTCGGAATGGCCGATACCAGAGGAATGTCATCCCAGACCTACATGAAGGAAGAAACCATCGTCGTCCCCGATCCAGACCCGCCTGTCGTCGTCGAGTACGAGGTCAACGAGGTTCAGGTCTGCGAAAACATACAAATCGACATCGTTTCTCGATCAAACGCCGCAATCCTGCGCCGCTGGGAGATCATCGCTGCGCTGCGAAGCATCTACAGCCAGCAGCAGCAAGAGGGCAATTATTTCAAGATTTTCCGTCAGCCACGGTCATTCGTTAATTCATCCACAGCCGAGGGCGGCAGCCAGCTGAACCGT